CTAACTTTTATTCTGTAGGTCATTTAAAATTGATTGAATTTCACTTTCTGTGTTCGGGTATAAATGCCCGTAAATGTTCGCGGTCGTCTGTATATCGCTATGACCTAAGTGTCGTGAAACGGTATATAAAGATACGTTGTTATTGATCAATAGCGACGCGTGAGAATGCCTAAAGTTGTGTACGGTTATCGATTCATTATCACTTAACTTTGTGTATTCCTTTAGTTGTTTATTTACGTTAGCGGGCGACATTGGCTTGCTCAAGGTTCTATAACTGAATATGAAGTCCGTACGCTTTATCTTGCCGAAATAATCCTTTTGTCGTTGCTTAACATCATTTAATGCACTTACAACGTGTTCAGGTAACTTTATTAAACGTTCAGACGGCGTATTTTTGACGGTTGTAATCGTTGTCCCATTCCAATTGTCTGTCACTTGTAATAGATTATTCTTGAAATCAATGTGACTATATTTGAGCGCCAACGCCTCGCCTTTTCTTAACCCCGTCCAAAATAGCAAAATAAACAAACCTCTATAAACTACATTGTCCACGTTCTCTATGAAGTCATTGAATTGATCTACCGTCCAATATTTTAATTTTTTGCGTTCGTCCTTTTTAGGTAATGAAACGATTTTCGCGACATTACGTTCAAGGCCATAAAAATTAACAGCGTGATTTAATATAGCTGAAAGGTGGCGTTTTATATTGTTCATATAACTGTTGGAATATTTTTTGTAGGTTTCCGAATAGAATTGCGCGATGTAGTCGGGCGTAATTTGGTTGACGTATACATCATTGAAGTAAGGAATAAGAATCGTGGTTATTAAGTGGTTTTGATTATAGATTGAAGTTTCTTTTTTACGTCCGATTGAATATTGCATGTATTTATAGGCGAGTTCTTTAAAAGTGAAACTTTGTTTTATTTGTTGTTGTGTGCTGACGAATTCTTTTTCGGCCAATATAGCGTCTTTTTTTCGTTCAAAGTTTTTTCTTTTTCTTTGAACCGTCTTGCCGTTGGGCAATTTTACGCGTGTGATAAAGTACCACTTGCCAGAATCTTTGTCTTTATAAACTACCATATAGCACCACTAGACATTTCTTGTAACAATATATTTAATCGCTTGCGTGCACTTTCTAAGTCCTCATTAAAATAGTTCGCTAATTGTTGTTCATCGTATAATTCGTTATCTTGAATGATATAGCGTGGCATGCGAAACAATAATGAGAATTTATTTGCCTCATTTTCTTGTTTCTCATTAAAAGCCGTCGGCATTAAATGCTGATCTGTTGAGTGCATGAAAAAATGTGCCAGCTCATGTGTAAAAGTTTTCCACATCTCTATTTTGTCATCGTATTTTAAATAAATAATATCGTGCCCGCGTCGTTGCGTATAACAAGACAAATGTTCATTGTATACAACAAATATATCCAGTACATGCGCAATCTCATCAATATTTAAATCAATATCAAATTCATTCAACTGCAACAATATTTGATTTACTTTTTCCTCAATATGCATAAAAATTAATCCCCTTTATAACCGTAATCCTAATAATTATCCCGTTTTTGCTTTTTAATTTCTCTTTCAATTAAAAAATCAGCTTGATCTTTTAACAATTCCATAATTTCTTGTTGCTTAGCACTAGGCAAACTATCAAAAGCCGATTTATCTTTAAACATTAGCGGTATCGCCTCTTTTGAGAAATCGCCGTCCATGATTTCATAAGTAGACACATTTAAAGCGTCCGCAATTAAGCGCAATTGTTTGTCATTCGGTTTCGAATAGCCACGTTCAATATTTGAAACAACTTGTGTTGATAACCCCGTTTTGTTAGACAATTCATATTGTCGCCAGCCTCTTGATTTACGTATCTCTTTTATACGCTTACCAGTATTCATCACTTATCCCCCTTTTTGTATTTGTTGATCAAAAAGTCAGCTTGTTCACTCAAAGTCGCAATGATTCTATTGCGTGTATCTTTAGGCAACGAATCAAATTCATCTTTGTTAGCGTACATAAATATATTCGTGTCTGATTCTTGTAAGTCTGAACTTTCTAAGTAACCAGCTTTAATGAGTAAATGTTTGTAATCTAAGTTGTAAACTTTAGCTAACTTTTTTAAATCATTAGGGTTTGGTTTACCTCCAGTACCACGTTCGAGTTTTGAAATATAAGTAGCTGATAAATCAGTCTTATAAGCTGCTTGTCTCAAACTATAATTCAAGTCATTACGTCTCTTTAATAATACGTCCGCCAATTCGTTACTCATTCGTTATTCCTACTTTCTTATAAAAATTTATTACACGTTTATTATACAACTATAAATAACGCAATGTGTTATTTCATAGTACAAAAACGTAAACAAATGTTTGAACGTGTAAACGAATATAAACATTTATTGTTGACAAAAGGGTTCAATCGTTGCATAATGATTACAGTTAGTTTAGGAGGTTCTTATGAAAGTTGAATCAATATTTAACGGCGTACTTGTTACGCCAGAGAATTCAGAAGAAAAAGAAGTAGTACGAAAATACAAAAGTGAGATTCAAAAAGAGCTTTCAATGTTCTTTGAATATCTCGTACAAAAAGAAGGAGAAAAAAATAATGAAATTAATACCTAACAAAAAAGAAATTAGAAAAGCAATGATAGATTTGGATTTATCTTATCAAGGTTTAGCTGATGAGGTAGGTTTATCCAGAGCATATTTAAGCCGCATATTGAACGACCAAGTCCCTGAGAGTGTGGCATACAATGTCACCCAAGCACTTGGAGGCGGAATCACTAAGTACTTCAAAGCTGAGTATACGAGTGAGGAAGTCGAATTGTTTAAAGAATTTCTTAAAAGTGGTCAAAAGAAATTAAAGGCAAATTAAGGAGGAAAAACAATGCAAGCATTACAAACTAAAAATGACATCGGAAAGATGTTTAATATTCAAGAAAAAGAAAACGGAGAAATCGCGATAAGTGGTCGAGAACTTCATAAAGCGTTGGAAGTCAAGACTGCGTATAAAGATTGGTTCCCAAGAATGCTTAAATATGGATTTGAAGAAAATACAGATTATACAGCTATCGCTCAAAAAAGAGCAACAGCTCAAGGGAACATGACTCACTATGTTGACCATGCACTGACACTAGACACTGCAAAAGAAATTGCAATGATTCAACGAAGTGAACCGGGTAAACGTGCAAGACAATATTTCATTCAAGTTGAGAAAGCATGGAACAGTCCGGAAATGATTATGAAACGTGCTTTGAAGATAGCAAATAGCACTATCATGAAACTTGAAAGTCAAATCGAACGCGACAAACCTAAAGTCATGTTTGCAGATGCGGTTGATACAAGTACAAGTTCAATACTTGTAGGAGAACTTGCCAAATTGATTAGTCAAAATGGCGTAAAGATAGGTCAAAACAGATTGTTCCAGTGGTTAAGAGATAATGGATATTTAATAAAAAAACAAGGAGAATCATATAATCTACCTACTCAAAAAAGTATGAATTTGAAGATAATGGACATCAAGAAAAGAACTCAAAATAATCCAGATGGTTCGATAAGAGTTACGAGAACAACAAAAATCACTGGCAAAGGTCAGCGATATTTCATTAATAAATTCTTGAGTGAAAGACAACTAAATTAACTGGTTAAATAGGGGGGGCAAAGGTAATGAAAAATTAAGGAGGTAAAACAAATGACTGAACAAAACAAAAAACCTCAAACTACTCATGGCAGTGAGCAGAATGAGGTAGTTGATGGTCAATGGAATAAAGACCACTTAGAATTTAAGATTGCTCGTTAATTTGACGTTCAACATCTTTCTGAATTGATGTTTGTTCAACAATACAGTTTAAATTCCAATTGTTGCATGATAACAATTTAACAATATGCGATGAATGAGCATCTCATTTTAATGAAATGAATGTAGAAAAAGGAGGGGCAAAGGTAATGGTAATGGAAATGAAAAACAAAAATTACAATCTTTATAATGAGCGTGACCGACAAGGTTATTCTCAAAAATACATGGCTGAACTGTTAAACGTCAACGCCATGACTTATTGTAATAAAGAGAATGGGAAATACCCGTTCACTGAATACGAGATGATCAAAATATCTAAGAAGTTGAACAAATCGTTAGACGAATTGTTCATGAGGGAGGTTGGCTAAAATGGAAGAATTAAAATTCGATTGGGTCGACTTGGTACAAGGAATTTTTGTAATGACATTTATTATCGTACTATTCTTCTTGAATTGCGCATTTTTGATCGACCCTATTAAATGGTTACTAGTACAAATAATTTTTGTAGTAGCACCGATTGAAATATTTATAGGGTACGCAATCCGTTATTTCCTGAAAATGTAATAACGGATTAAGATAATGAATAACAAAAAATAAACGTATTATGAGTATTATGAAAGGAGGTGCCGACAATGCATAGTCTAGTTGACATGTTTATGGATTCGCAAATGTACGAAGAAGATGAGCGTAACGAATTCGCTTATCTACAAGAAGATGAATGGGAAGATGAACGCGCTGAACGTGAAGAATAAAAAAATACACGCCTTGGGGGAGACGTGTATCAACTATAGTATTTACTGGTAGGTAATGAAATGAATATACATAGTAGCCTATGATAAGAAAACACCTTAGATAAACGCCCTCAAACAAAGTCATTTACCAATAAGGCTACTTGTATTTTAACAAGGAGGAACGCAAATGGCAATTTCTAAAAGTCGAAAAAATTGGATTAAAACTAAAAATATGACACAAGAAGATTGGTTAAAGTTACGCAAACGCTCCATTGGAGGTAGCGACTGCGGGGCAATCTTAGGCATGAATGAATATATGAGTGCTTACGATCTTTGGTTAAAAAAGCGCAACCCTGAAATAACAGAAGAACCAAAAAATAGTGAGGCTATTTACTGGGGGCATAACCTTGAAGATGTAGTCGCGAAAGAATTTGAAAGACGCACCGGAAAGAAAGTTAGAAATCACAACTATATGATGTATCACGATGAATATGATTTTATCAGCGCAAATGTTGACCGTGTTGTCGTTGGAGAGAACGCTATCCTTGAATGTAAGACGGCAAAAGAATTCAAAAAAAGCGAGTGGGCGGACGATAACATACCCGGTAGCTACATGGCACAGTGTTATCACTACATGGCCGTGACGGGTGCTGATAGGGCTTATATCGCTTGTTTGATTGGCGGTAGTCATTTTGTTTGGAAAACGATTGAACGAGATGACGAAATCATTGAGGAAATCATAAAAGCGGAAGTTGATTTTTGGGACAATCACGTTGTCCCTGATATAGAACCGCCAGTAGACGATTCTAATTCAACAGCACAAGCGTTAAATAGACGTTGGCAAGAAACTTTGGCGAAAACGGTTGAAATCGAAAGTGAACAAGCGACTTTATTTAAAGCGATTGACGCTATAAACAAACAAACGAAAGAACTAGAACAGCAAAAAAGAGGCTATGAGAACCAACTCAAAGCGATTCTAGGGGAAAATGAAAGAGGCGTGACAGAAGGTTACGAGGTAAGTTGGAAACCGCAACAAAGCAAGCGTATTGATACCAAACGCCTCAAAGAAGAACAACCAGAAATTTACAGAAAATACGTTAAAGAATCAAAATCACGTCCGTTCAAAATAAAAAATACTAACGGATAATGAATATATATTTGAAATTTTAACGTATTCGGCGATTAAAAAGTGATAAATAATTTAGGTAGTATTTACCCTAAAAAATAAAAGCGTCGATTATAGACGTAAATATAAAAGAATGAGAGGTATTTAAAAATGGCAAACGCAAAAGAATTTAAAAAACAAATGAACAGTAAAAACGAGGTGGCGGAAACAAATAACGCACCGCAAAAAGCAAAAGGACCACGACAACAAGTGAGTGACTTGTTAGACCGAATGGCGCCGGAAATACAAAAGGCGTTACCAAATAACATGAGCGCTGAACGTATGGCACGCATTGCAATGACAGCCGTGTCTAGCAATCCAAAATTATTAGAATGCGACCCTAAAAGTTTTATTGGCGCATTAATGCAAGCGTCACAAATAGGATTAGAACCGAATACAGCTTTAGGACAAGCGTATTTGATCCCTTACGGTAATCAAGTACAACTTCAATTGAGTTATTTGGGCTTAATTGAGTTGGCAACACGTACAGGACAATATAAGGCGATTTATGCGCATGAAGTTTATAAGGACGATGAATTCAGTTACGAGTACGGCTTGTACAAGAATCTGATTCACAAGCCCGTTGATGATCCTAACGGCGAACCGATTGGCTATTACGCCGTTTACCACTTAATGAATGGTGGATATGACTTTGCTTACTGGACACGTAAGAAAGTAGAGGCGCACGCGCAACAATATTCTAAAGCCGTACAGCAAGGTTGGAACAGCCCTTGGAAGTCCGATTTTAACGCTATGGCTAAAAAGACAGTTTTAAAAGACTTACTTAAATACGCACCGAAAGCGATTGAGGTATCACAGGCAATCGGTAGCGATTCTAAAGTAAGTGAAATCAATGACGAGGGCGAAATTATCGACGTAACCGACTACAGTCAAGAGGAGGAAAAATAATGTTGATTAAAGGATATGAAGAACGCAAATTTAAGCAACAAGGATTTAACTTTATGATGAAGTTAGAAATGCGAGGGACGGGCGTAAACGTGATTGTTACGCCCTACCGAAATAATTGGATTATCTATGAAACGCTTATCCACGATTTAGAGTGGTTACCGATGTTTGAACATGAGTTATCTATTGCCCTTGATCGTTGGATTGAGGACAACACGACGGAACAAGACAAGATTATGGCGTATTTATCTAGCGTGGTATTTTAATATGAATACACAAGAAAAAATAAAGAAAATCGTTGATAAAGCCTTGTCGGTTGATGAACCTTACGTGAATCGTGAAGTCATTTCTTTCGAGAAAAACGAAAAATTTGTTATACAAATCGAACGTGAAAAGTATTTAGAAATGAAACTACAAGCGATTCAAGTATTACTTCAGGAGGTACAGCGCAATGGGGGGAAAGAAAATGAACAATAGAGACTATATATCAAGTATTATTACTCAATTTAGCGGACAGAATAACGTTATACCTATACCAGTTGTATATATAAAAATTACTGAAGATTACCCAAGTGCCGCACTATTAAACCAAATGGTTTACTGGTCAGATAGAACAACAAGACAAGACGGTTATTTTTACAAATCATATAATGAATGGTTTGAAGAATTGCATTTAACCGAATATCAAGTTAGACGTGCAACAAAGAAATTGAAATCATTCGGGTTTGTTGAAACAGCACTAAAAAAAGCGAACGGTGCACCTACATTACATTATAAAGTTGATACTAAAGCAATTTCAGAATGGATTCTTAAGAAACTTCAGAATGGAAACTTAACAAACTCAAGAATCAATACCAAACAAACTCAAGAATCTTTAACAGAGATTACTACAGAGATTACTACAAAGAATACAGACAAAGAAAACCACCACCACTATATAGAGAATAATAATATATATAGTAGTGCTGATGATGTAAGTACCAATACCATTAAAGGTGGTGGCGGTAGTAATCCTTTTACATTCTTTCAAGAAAATGGATTTGGCGTCATAAACGGATATATTGCTCAAGATATAGACGAGTGGAGAAATGACTTCAAAGAGCACGGAGATGACATGTTGATAATGGCGATGAAAATAGCCGTTGATAACAACAAAGCGACATGGTCATACACGAAATCAATTTTAAAACGTTGGTTAAACGCTAACATCACAACACCGAATGATGTTAAAGCTGACGAAAAAGCGAATGATACGAAAAAGAAATACAAAGACCCGGACAAAATGACGCACGAGGAAAGAAAAATTGCTATGCAAGATCCGGCGTATTGGGATTAAGGAGGTTAAGTAATGGAACAGGCATTCAGTAATTTTAAGAGTACTAAACTAAAAAGATTCGAGCCGATAAAGAGTACGCCTAATTTAAAGTGTGAGAAATGCGGACGGACGTATACATTGCACGAATTTAAAAATGGTTACACGTATAAAGACGGTTGCGATTGTGCAATGATTGAGCAAGCTAAAAAGACGCATGAACGTAAGGCGATTATGGCAGCATTTAGTAATTCAACGCACGATGAATCAATTAAAGACGCAACAGTAAATAATTACAGACCTCAAAATGAATCACAGAAGTACGCGAAAGAAACAGCTATTGAGTACGTGACGAACTTTAGTTTAGATAATCCACGTACGATTATTTATCAAGGATCGTACGGAACAGGAAAATCACATTTAGCTTTTGCGATTACTAAGGCATTACGTGACAAAGGGTACAAAGTGGCATTTCTGCATATACCGGATTTAATGGACCGCATAAAGAACACGTACAACAAAAATTCGTTACAAAGCACCGATGAACTTATCGAGGAATTAAGCAACCTAGATTTATTGGTGCTGGACGATGTAGGCGTTGAGGATACACAGCACACGTTAGGTAAGTTGTTTAGTATAGTGAACAAGCGTCAGAACATGAACAACATCTACACAACCAACTTTACAAAGCAACAATTGCAAAGAACGCAAGATTGGGAACGAATAAGCACGAGAATGAATAAGAATGCCCGTCCAGTGAGATTAGTGGGCGATGATTGGAGGGAGACAGCGTCATGGTAAAAGAAAGTAAAATCACAAAGTTATATATTATGAATGTGCTAAATTGCAGCGCCGTATACGCACAAAAGATGTTAGACGCGTATAAAGGCGATGAGAGAGGGTTAAAGCGTGAAATATTGGTACAAATTTACAAGCGAGAAAACACGCCAGCAATCTTAAACGTAAAATAGCTTTTTAAACGGCGTATAACAAACGAAATGCTTTTTAGGATAAATAATACTTAAAAAGTATTTTCGTTGATTGTAGGTAGCAAATTAAAAAGATTTAAAGGTAATACTAACATATTACGAAAGTTAGATATAAAAAATAACGGATTACGTTTCAAGTGAGGTAAAATAAAGTGAACGAATTTGTAAAAAGATTAGAAATCGAAATGATTCGAGAAAACGCACAAACAGCCAAAGGATTAAGATTCTTGTTTGAGAATTACAATCCGAATAACGCGGGCATATCGACGATCAAAGTATATGGCTATTCAGGTATAACGGAAGTCGCTGAATTATCTAAAAGCACGGCAGAATTTAAAATAATTGGTTTTATATGCAAGGTACTGTACGGCGACATACTAGAATTTGAGTGTGAATATAACCTAGATTACGACAGAATCATCTTTGAAGTTATGGATTTATTAACCAATGCTTATAAAAACGCAAAAGCAAGCAAGACCGACAAAGGTATGATTGAAAAAATCTTGAAATACAAAGAATCAGTTATTGGAGGAGAAATATAAAATGAACTATGCAATTTATACGGGACGAATTACTAAAGAATTACAGTTAAAACAAACGCAAAACGGTAGAAGTGTATTACCTTTTGACATCGCGGTACAACGCGATTACAAAAATAAGCAAACAGAAGAATATGACAGTGACTTTATATCGTGTTTAGCAACTGGTCCAACGGCTGATTTTATTGCAAATTATGCAAGTAAAGGTGCTTTTGTATCGGTAAGTGGACGCATGCAAAACAATAATTACACACGCGATGACGGTACAACGAATTATGGTATGCAGCTGATTGTTGAAAACTTTGACGCACCTACATTATTTGCAGCTAACAAAAATGAACAATCGCAAAAACAAGGATCATACCAACAGAACACACAACAAAGACAACCACCTAGAAAACAAAACGGTTGGCAACAACAACAGCAACAACCGAACCCGTTTGGTAATGCTAGTGAACCTATTGAAATCGATAGTGACGATCTTCCATTCTGATAACAAAATTATATTATGCGAGGAATGATAAAAATGAGTAGAAAACCAAAACCTTATGACATGTTAACTGAAGAAGAAAAAGCGCTTGCAGCAAGCAATAAAATATCGGCCAATATCTACAACAAGCGCATTGAAGATGAATGGCGCAAAGATTACGCACTCAACTTAAACCGAGTGTTCAAAAAAGACGGCGACAAGTATTTCAAGATTGTAACAGCAAACGGCAAAGAATTTGAATTAACGGCCGAACATAAAATGCGCATGATTGAGAATGGCATTGATGAAAAGATACTTCAACAACGATTGAAATCAGGTATGCCGATGAATTACGCAATCGAAATCAGAATAAATGAATTGTTTGAGGATTATCACGAACGCAAATTCTTAGAGCAATGGGAACGAAAACAAAAACTAATTGAAGAACGGGCGAATAAAGTCAAAGAAGTCAAACGTAAGAAGATTAAATCAATCCCTAAAGACAAGCATTACAACTATTTAGAATATATGCTATTACGACAATTCAAGGAGGCATAAACATGTTAAACGTTGAAATCATTAAAGGTAGTGTCAGCACGTTTGAAAAGCAAGAAAGGTTTGAGGAAATGGTCAATAAATTCTTGCGAGGGCATAACGTTGTGAATATTGAATTTGAGGCCTATCCAGTCGTTACAGGGCGTGAATTAAGAGAAGTGCAAATTGCTTATATTACCTATGACGACGATTTGGGTACGGGTTGGGAATCGCTATTTAATTATATGGCGTCCAACGATTACAAGATCAAAGACATCTTACAAGCAGCATTGAAAGCGACACACATGGGCGTGTCAATCGAATCTATTGAGCGAATCGCCGAATATTATAGCGAGCATGATTTAATTGACGACATCGTTAAAGAAAAAGATTTTGAAGTGAAACCAGACGAAACAATTTAGAGGGATAAAAATGAATCAAAAATTTAATTTGTACGACGAACGAAAAGACGCGGTAGTGACTGTGACAAAGATTGACAATGATTATCACATTGTAGGTATAAAAGGGACGCAACTACAGCATATAGACAGAACGGTATTAATCGACGAATTACAGGTATTCAAAGATAATTTCAATTTAAAACACGCTGAAGAATTAGATCAGATGACTTTAGAAGAATTGTTGTAATGGAGGCAAGCGAATGATTAAAATACTAGAGTTATTCGGAGGAATTGGGGCACCTAGAAAAGCGTTGTTGAATCTAGGATACCTGCACAAAGCTATTGATTATGTAGAGATAGATGAAAAGTCTGTCAGAACGTATAACGCGTTATATGATCACTTACACAAACCGCAATCGGTTGTCGGTTGGAATTTAAAGCCCGACATACTTGTACACGGCAGTCCTTGCCAAGATTTTAGTAGAGCAGGTACACGGCTAGGTGGTAACGATGAAGATAAAACACGGTCATCTTTAATGTGGGAGACGATTCGAATCATCGAAAATATGGGCGAATGGAAGCCTAAGGTTGTTATATGGGAGAACGTCAAAGGCGTACTTGCAAAAGACATGGTACACAACTTTAATAAGTACTTTGTCGAAATGGAACGACTAGGCTATACAAGCAATTATGAAGTATTAGATAGCAGAGACTTCGGTATACCTCAAAAGCGTGAACGTGTATTTGTTGTGAGTATGTTAAACGGCCATTGGTTCAACTTTAATAATCTTCAATACAAACCGATGAGGGACGTTAAAGAATTCTTATTAGACAAAGCAGACGACAAGTACACAATCAAGACGCCGTCAATGCTAAAAATGATTAATAAACGTGGTGGCTTTGGTGGTGGCTTAAAGCCGATTACTGAATATTCGTGGACAATCACAACCAAACAAAACAGATGCCCAAATAGTGGAATAGTACCGATTGGCAACGGTCAATATAGATTGTTAACCGAACTTGAATGTTGGCGTCTAATGGGCTTTGACGACGAGGACTATTACAAAGTGTTAAATGAACACCCAACACGTAAGAATGCAACGAATGGCACGTTATATAAGCAAGCAGGCAATAGCATAGTGGTTCAAGTGCTAGAAGAAATATTTAAAGAAGTATTAAGAATTTTAGAAGTTGATCAATTGGAAAAGAGTAGTTAGGAGGTCATGCGGAATGGAGGAATGGAAGAATGACAAACTACAAATCAGAGCGTGATTCACTCATCGCAGACATCGCAAAGTTACGTGCAGAACGTGATGAATACAAACGCAAATTAGACGATGTGGTGGATTTATTCACTCGCCACATCAATTACAAGTTGTCGGTTAGCCATAACACGTGGTACATCAATTTACGACATAAATTAGATGAGGTGTTAAAAGATGATAATCAAAGCTAGAAAAATACCTGTTGAAATTGAATGTGTTCAATTTACAGACAAAGAAAGTGCAGAGTATATAGAGGGGTGGTCTAACGGTCAAGTTAGGTATTGTGTATCAAAGTGGCAAAAATATTTAATCATAAAAACTTTAGAAGGAAATTTAGAGGCTAGAGTGAATGATTATATTGTTAAAGGTGTACATGGTGAATTCTATGCAGTAAAACCGGATATATTCCGTAAAACATATGAGGTGATAAGAGATGAAAAACGAAATGATGATATTTTACTTGATGAATAAGTACAAGGAATTAATTCAGTTGGAAATGGATTATCAAGAATGGAAAGAGAAGAATGCTGATAAGAGCAAGTGGGATTACAAAAGCAAGAGACCGACGAAAGCTGAATTAAAGCGTTACAGATTATTACTTAAAGAGCTCATGATTGAGTTTGAAAAGGAGTTCAATTTTTATGGCTAAAGTCGATTACAAAAAGATATGGCAGGAGCTTAAAGAAGAATGTATCGAAGATTATATAATGTTGCAAGGCTATATCCGAGTGTTGCAAAGCGATACCCAACGATTTCCGCGCATTGAACATTATAAGTCATTATCAACTAATATTGAGGAGACGTTGAAAAGAATGGATATGTTGGAGGGCACGAATGAATTCGATAACTTGTTACATGATTTAAGGAGGTTGCATGGTGATGACCCTAAACAATAAACTATACATCTTTAAAGCGCGTGTATTACGTGTGATTGACGGTGACACTTTGGAGATGCGCATTGATCTTGGCTTTCACACACATACGGTACGTAAGGTTAGACTGCTAGGGGTGGATACACCAGAACGTGGCCAAGTTAATTACAACGAAGCTAAAGCATTCACGACTAGCACTGTACTAGGTAAGGATGTGTACGTGCAGACGTATCAAGCCGATGCATTCGGTAGATACCTAGCTGATGTGTGGTATCGAGAGGGAGACAATGAATATAGGTTGAGTCATGAATTAACTGTACGTGGATTAATTAAAGAAAGCAGTAAATGGAATAAGGAGGACGAGTAAATGAGTATTAGTGTAGAAGATAAAGTATATAACCATGAAACAAACGAAAGTCTAGAGATTGTGCAATTGGTCGGAGATATTAGGGATACACATTATAAACTGTCTGATGATTCAGTTATTAGCATTATAGATTTTATTACTAAACCAATTTATCTAATCAAGGAGGACAACTAATGGAACAATTAATTAAAGCAGTAGAACAGTGGAGTGTTGATAAGGAGTTGCACAACGGTGATCCAAATCGTCAGGCTCTCAAAGTGTGGGAAGAATCAGGAGAAATTGCAAAAGCTATGTCGCGTAGTCGTGTAGAGGAATTGAAGGACGGTATAGGCGACACAGTGGTTACATTAATTATTTTGGCTCAACAACATGGTTGGACGTTAGAGGAGTGTTTACAATACGCATATGATGAGATTAAAGACAGAACAGGCGAAAAAAGAAATGGAACATTCATCAAATCAGAAGACTTGTAGTAAAGATATACTGCAACGAATCAAGGAGTTACTTAATAAGGAGTGATAGTAATGTTTAAGTTACCAGAAAAATATACAAAGGCAGTTAGAGATTATAAACAGAAATCTAAAGAGGATAAAGAAGAGTTTGATAAAGAGATAATAAAACTTGCAAGGGAAGAAAGTCCTTTAATGAGAAGTATGACTGATGAACAGATTGTGTATTGGTTCAGAAAAGTTGTAAATGCGGTAGATACTAGAACGGATAATAAGGAGTGATCATATGAAGTATTTAAGAGTGGTATTACACACGCTGGTAACGATTCTGATTTATGAGGGTGCTAAGGCGTTGATGAACGATATGTACCTGCAAGATGAAGTTGATACGGAGGAATATTAGATGTGGTGGATTATATTGTTTGTGATATATACATTATTGCTACTAGGATTCATCACTGAAAACGCACAACTTAAAGGGAAATTAGAGGCTAGGGAATATGAAAAGCGAGTATTAGAAAGTAGATTAAGACACTTTGAGGGGGAACGTAATGTACAGTAAAGAAGCGATACTTAATATGATTGGTACACATAAAGTTAAATGTAATGTAATAGCTGATGCAATTCCTGAATACGATAGTAATTCAATCGCGCAATATGGTATTCAAGCGACATTGCCTAAAGCGCAAGGAGAGAATAACAGTAAAGTTGAGGATATTGTTATTAGATTGGACAGAACTAATAGACGTTACTCACAAATGCTGGAAGAAATAGAATTTATTAATAAGGCCCAACAAAAACTAGGTACTATTGACTTTTGTTTTCTTGACTTATTAAAAAAAGGTTACAACAGGGAAGATATTATTAAGAAGATGCCTAACTCTAAAATAAATAGAAATAACTTTCTTGCCAAACGTGATGAACTAGCAGAGAAAATATACTTATTGCAGTGACGAAAATGACAGAAATGACGAAAATGACGAAAATGACACTATTTTGAGGATATCAAAATCTTTAATATAATAAGTGTGTGCTTAATGTAAGCACTGCGATGACGACATTTTCCCTCCTTTCAAAATTATGGTTTCATCTATTTAGTGAAGTTGATTAGTAACTAGACTAGGCGTCCAGAGTAACTGGGCGTCTTACTTTATGCTGATATGAGTGTATGTATTTAGTAGCATATGTTCATATGAGTGTGAAGCTCAAATAAAATAACAAAACATAATCACTAGGCGCTGTTAACCCCTTTTCAGCGTCTTTTTTGGTATAATTACCACATAATAAAAGGGGGAGTTTTATGTATCATATATGCATGTTGGAAATTAATAATAATGGAATATTCATCAATGCAGAAGTTAAAGTCGAATCTATAAACAGAGAAAAAGAAATAATAATGTATGTTTATAATGAAACACAAGAAAAATATGATTCACGTATAAAATTTTTCAACGAATTAAGACATAGTGAGATAGTTAGCTTTTTGATAAAAAAACAAGACGATGGTGTAATCGATTTGAAAAAACTTGCTATAGATAACGGAGCTTTGACTGTAGATGAAATTCAAGAAGACAATGAACATTTAACGTTTAAAGTGATTATTAAAAAGAGTGATTTTAATCCTCGAAATTATTTTAAAAGATAACAGTAATTATTTACGTAGAGTACTCTTACAAGTACTCTTTTTTAATTTATATATGCGATTAGCGTGAGAGTTGGTGATATATGAGATGACTAATATGCAAAATAACGCAACATTTGGAGCGTATTTAGAATTAACCAAAAAACAACAAGCCTATATTCAGATTAAGACAGATACTGGCGCTAAGGACATGGATATTGCAGAACAAATTGATGTTAATCGTGCGACTATATCTAGGTGGAAGGCTAACGATAAATTTAGAGAAGGTTTCAAAGGTTATCAAGCGGAACATTTACAAAAACAAGTACCTAAAGCTCTGCAAACCATGATTAATTTATTAGACGCTAAGAGTGAGCTTGTAAGATTCCAAGCGTCGAAAGATATTTTAGATCGAACTGGATACAATCCTGTTGAAAAGCAAGAAATTTCAATGCAAGGTGCGGTGACATTCAATGACGACATCGATTAATTTATCTGAACTGATACCTGAACACTTTCGTGATTTATGGCGTGCTACGAAAAACCCGAACATACTTAATGTGGTTGGTAAAGGTGGCCGTGGTAGTGGTAAGTCGTCTGATATATCAATTATCATCACCCAATTAATCATGCGTTATCCGATGAATGCAGTAGTTGTACGTAAAACAGACAACACTTTAGCAACATCTGTGTTTGAACAAATAAAATGGGCAATAGAACAACAAAAGGTGTCACAATTATTTAAAGTGAAAGTGTCGCCAATGGAAATCACATATATACCAAGAGGGAACCGAATTATCTTCAGAGGAGCGCAGAATCCAGAGCGATTAAAATCGTTAAAAGATAGTCGATTCCCTTTTTCTATTATGTGGATTGAGGAATTAGCGGAGTTTAAAACCGAAGATGAAGTAACAACGATTACTAACTCAATGTTACGCGGAGAGTTAGACGAGGGATTGTTTTATAAATTCTTCTTCAGTTACAACCCGCCTAAACGTAAGCAATCGTGGGTTAACAAAAAGTACGAAAGCTCGTTTCAACCTGATAACACATTCGTACATCACTCTACATACTTAGATAATCCGTTTATCGCTAAACAGTTTATCGATGAGGCGGAGGCTGCGAAAGAACGTAATGAGTTGCGTTATCGTTGGGAGTATTTAGGAGAGGCTATCGGTAGCGGTGTTGTACCATTCAATAACTTACAGATTGAGAAGATACCTGATGAGTTGTTTAAGTCGTTTGATAACATACGTAACGCTGTTGACTTCGGATATGCTACTGACCCTTTAGCCTTTGTACGTTGGCATTACGATAAAAAGAAACGTATTATATACGCCGTAGATGAGTATTATGGCGTTCAAATTAGTAATAGGCAGTTTGGTAAGTGGTTATGGTCAAAAGGTTATCAGAGTGATGATATATACGCAGATAGCGCCGAACCTAAGTCGATTGATGAGTTGCGAAAAGAACACGGTATTAAACGTATTAAAGGGGTTAAAAAGGGACCTGATTCAGTTGAATATGGGGAGCAATGGTTGAATGATTTAGATGCTATTGTGATTGACCCTAATCGCACCCCTAATATCGCACGTGAATTTGAGAATATAGACTTTGAAACGGATAAAGATGGTAACGTTAAACCTAAATTAGAAGATAAAGATAACCATACTATTGACGCTACACGCTATGCACTAGAGCGTGATATGCGTCAGAACAAGATTTCAATTTTAACGTAAAGAAGGTGATTGTTATATTTTGGCCGAACGAAAAGCCCTACCATGAACGTGTTGTTGAGCAAATTAAACCTAAGTATGAAACGCAAGAAGAAATGATAATTCGTTTAATCAATGATCATAAACCTAAAATAGAAGATATTACAGTGGGCGAAAGGTATTATAACCATGACCCTGATGTGTTAAGGTTAGCACCTAAGTTGGATAACAGAGGGGAAATTGACCCTCTAAAGCCTGACTGGCGTATGTACACCAACTATCATCAGAATCTAGTAGACCAAAAAGTAGCATATGCAGTAGCTAACCCAGTGACGTTCTCTAGCGATGACGATAAATCGCTCAAAACAATCCAAGAAGTGTTAAATCACAAGTGGGACGATAAGTTAGTGGATATACTTACTGCAGCTAGTAATAAAGGTGTTGAGTGGTTGCAACCATACATTGATGAGAATGGAGAATTCAAGACATTCAGAGTACCAGCGGAACAAGCAATCCCTATTTGGACAAATAAAGAGCGTGACACGTTAAAAGCGTTTATTAGGTATTACAGATTAGATGGTGCTGAACGTGTCGAGTATTGGACGGATACAGACGTCACATATTATGAATATCAAGACGGAATACTTATTCCAGACTATTATCATGGAGAGGAACACATTCAATCACACTATTACGTTGGTAATAAGCGTGTGAGTTGGGGACGTGTTCCTTTTATTCCGTTTAAGAATAACCCTCAAGAGATGAGCGACTTATTTATGTATAAGACAATCATCGATGCGATGGATAAACGTTTATCAGATACACAGAACACTTTTGATGAATCAACGGAATTGATATACATCTTAAAAGGTTATGAGGGTCAAGATTTAGACGAGTTTATGCGTAACCTGAAATACTATAAAGCTATTAATGTTGACGGTGACGGTAGCGGTGTAGATACGATACAAATCGAGGTACCGGTGCAGTCGTCAAAAGAATACTTAGGTATGTTACGTGATTATGTTATTGAATTCGGGCAAGGTGTCGACTTCCAACAAGATAAATTCGGTAACAGTCCGTCGGGAATTGCACTTAAATTTATGTATAGCAACTTAGATTTAAAGGCTAACAAACTTAAGAATAAAACTTTAACCGCTTTACAAGAGTTACTGCAGTACATTATTGACTTCTACAAGCTTAATATAAAAGTACAAGATGTCGAGATCACATTTAACTTCAATGTTATGGTCAATGAATTAGAACAATCACAGATTGGTGTACAATCGCAGTACTTATCGAAAGAGACTGTTGTTACCAACCACCCATGGGTTGATGACCCTGTGGCAGAGCTAGAACGTATTGAGCAAGATAACCTTGAATTAAATCAGCAGTTACCTGATATAAACGGAGGTGCTGCGAATGGCGGACAATCCGAAGATAACGAATCAAACGCAAATAGATAATCACATTGAGCAACTGATTGCAAAGTCTGAAAAAGAACTTGAAGTGTTATTCGCTAAGCGATTGAAAGTAATCAATCAAGAGTTAGCAGATATGTTTGAAAAGTACCAATCAGACGACCCTCACGTTACGTGGACGGAATTTAATAAGTACAATCGCTTGAATAAAGAACTTGCACGTATAGGGCAAATGCTGACCGAAGATTATAACCAAGTAGCTAAAGCTATAAAAGAGACTCAACATAATGCTTACATCGAGAAGTATATGATGAGTCTTTATTTGTATGAAATGGCTAGTCAATCATCAATGGAATTCGATGTACCTACTGTGTCTGTGATTAACAAAGCGATTGAACAACCTATTGAATTTATCCGTTTAGTTCCGACCCTACAGAAACATCGCAACGAGGTCCTTAAACGCATTCGCATACACATTACGCAAGGTATCATGAGTGGCGAGGGCTATTCTAAGATAGCCAAAGCGTTACGTGATGATTTGGGTATAGCTAAGGCTCAATCGTTGCGAGTGGCGCGTACAGAGGCAGGCAGAGCGATGTCACAAGCAGGATTAGACAGTGCTATGGTAGCTAAAAACAATGGAATGAAGATGATGAAACGTTGGTCAGCTACTAAAGATGCGCGCACACGTGACACACATCGTCATTTAGATGGTAAGTCAGTAGAAATAGATGATAACTTCAAATCTAGTGGCTGCGTAGGACAAGCACCACATTTATTTGTGGGTGTGGCCAGTGCTAAAGAGAATATCAATTGTCGCTGTAAGTTACTGTATTACATCGATGAGGATGAACTGCCAGGTGTAATGCGTGTACGCAATGACGATGGTTCTACAGAAGTGATTCCTACAGTATCATATCGTGAATGGGAGAAGTCAAAACGGAAAGGTTAAGGTGATCCAATTATCTCGTTGGTGGTAAACGTTAACCACTCGACCTAGAGTAAGTCGTTAAACTGCTCTTTTTATAATACTTTCGTGTCGTTACACGTAAAAAACGTAAAAGGAGTAGTTAAATATGGACTTAAATGCATTATTAGAGCAATTTGCAAACGGTGAGGTTGATAAACAAAAGGTATTAGACGCTATAGACGAGTCGCAATCTGGAATGGTACCACGTTCACGTTTAAACGATAAGAACGCCGAGATTAAAGACTTAAAAGCAGAAATCAACAATCGTGATGAACAAATTGCAAAATTAGAACAATCTGCTAAAGATGAAAGCGAGATTCAAAAGGAACTCGAACAAGTTAAACAAGCTAATGCAGATTGGCAAAATAAGTACCAAGAATCACAACTTAATAACGCTATCAAGTTAGCGGTTGCCAAAGATGCAAACGACGCTAACGATGTTCTGTTGATGCTTGATAAAAGTAATCTTGAACTTCAAGAAGATGGCAACGTTAAAGGTTTAGAAGATGCAGTAAAAGCACTGCAAGAGTCTAAACCTTATTTATTTGCTGATAACAAAGCTACAGGGCGTACTCCTAACGATGGGGATGCAATTAACACAGGAATCACAAAAGAGCAATTTGACGAAATGACAGTCGCTCAACGTGAGGACTTGTTCTACAACCATCGTGAAACGTACGACAAATTATTAAATCAATAAAGTGAGGTAATTATTCATGGCGTTAGAAAATATGACTAAACTTGCCAATATGGTCAATCCGGAAGTATTGGCTCCAATGATGCAAGCAGAATTGGATAAAAAATTAAAATTCGCGCAATTCGCGGACATCGATAACACGTTAGTAGGCCAACCTGGTAACACAATTACATTCCCGGCATTTGTTTACAGTGGTGATGCAAAAGTAGTGCCTGAAGGTGAAGAAATCCCAATCGATTTAATCGAAACTAAAAAGCGTCAGGCAACTATTCGCAAGATTGGTAAAGGTACTGTATTAACGGATGAGGCGCTTTTATCTGGTTACGGGGATCCTAAAGGCGAGGCAGTACGTCAACACGGTTTAGCAATCGCTAATAAAGTAGATAATGACGTATTAGAAGCGCTTCAAGGTGCTACTCTAACAGTAGAGGCTGATATTACTAAATTAGCTGGATTACAAACAGCAATTGATAAATTTAATGATGAAGATTTAGAACCAATGGTTTTATTTGTAAATCCTTTAGATGCTGGTAAATTACGTGCTAGTGCTACTGATAACTTCACACGTGCTACTTTATTGGGTGATGATGTAATCGTTAAAGGTGCTTTTGGAGAGGCGTTAGGAGCGATTATTGTACGTAGCAATAAAATTAAAGAGGGCGAAGCTATTCTTGCTAAAAGAGGCGCAGTGAAACTTATTACTAAGCGTGACTTTTTCTTAGAAACTGAACGTCATGCTTCACACAAATCAACTGCATTATTCTCTGATAAGCATTATGTTGCTTATCTTTATGACGAAGCTAAAGTGGTGAAAATCACTAAATCAGCTTCTGAAGACGAACACAGCCTATAAGGAGTGATTAATAGTGACGTATATCGTTAAAGAATACTTTACTGACAGTCAAGATAACGGTCACCCGTACAATGTGGGCGATACATTCCCGCGTAAAGGGGTGCAGGTAAGTGAAGAACGATTAACTGAATTATCCACAATTAATAACCGGCGCGGAATTGTTGCAATAAAGCGTGTTGAAGAGCCAACAGACTATTCTGATATGAAAGTAGCAGAGTTAAAAGAGTTGGCTAAAGAGCGTAATATTGAGGGATGTTCCGATATGAAAAAAGCTGAACTTGTCGAGGCGTTAGAAGGTGCTGAATAATGTTACCAATCGACGTGAAACGACTTAATAGTTGGCCTACTGATGACGCATCAAATGACGACACATTAGTAGATTTAATCCTTTTTTACAAAGGAATTGCAGAGGAATACTGTAACAAACAATTTGAGGCACCTTATCCATTCGGTGTACGTAAATTTATTGCTGAAAGTATTAAATACGGTACTAACAGCAATATTGCTAGTAGGTCGATGGGCACGGTGTCTTATACATTTGTTACAGAATTACCTAAAGCCACATATAAACATTTGAAACCCTTACGTCAGTTGAGGTGGTAATATGTTTGATCCATTCGACGAATACCCCCATACAATTACTAAGGTTAAAAAGACTAAAGTAAATAGTTATCCCAATCCAATCGTAAATTATGAAGAAGTTACAACGTTCAACGGATTTATGGACACGCCTACAACTTCTGAAACGCTTAAGTACCATCAAATGGGTAAATCTTTCGACAGAAACCTATATACTCGGTATGACATACCAATAAATACAGAAGATTACTTTAAATACGAGGGTAGAATCTACCAAATTATAGGTTATCCAGTAGACCAAGGTGGTATGCACGAAGTCAATCTTACTCGTTTGCAGGAGGTACCGTATGGCAAAGGTTAAATACGGTGCTGAATCACTTGTGGCTGAGTTGGAAGATTATCGTGAAGAAATGGAAGATTGGGTTAAAAAAGGGGTTGCTAAAACAACACTTAAAATCTATAACACTGTGATTCACTTAATGCCAGTTGATACTGGATTCTTGAGACAATCAACGACTGTTGATTTTGAAAATGGTGGATTTACTGGTGTTATAAAAATAGGCAGTAGCTATGCATTGTACGTAAACTATGGCACGGGAATTTATGCCACAAAAGGAAGTAGAGCGCACAAAATACCATGGACTTATAAAGATCCTAACGGTAAATGGCACACTACCTACGGACAAATGCCACAGCCATTTTGGGAACCTGCTATCGACGAAGGCAGAAGAGTATTCAAACGATATTTTAGCTAGGAGTTGTTAATATGTGGGTAACGGCAGAACCACTCTTATATTACAAAGTTATAAATAATTTAGTACAGAACCCTATCACTGACAGATTAGTCGGTAGTAGGGTTTTTGATTGCGTTCAAAAAGATGTCGCTTACCCATATATTGTGGTGGGTGAATCGAATGTAACAGAGAGTGAACGCTCACCAGGTATGCGTGAAACTATTGGCATTACATTTCATGTTTACAGCCAATATGAGAACGGTGCAGAGGCTAGAGAGTTGCTTAAGTACCTTAATTACGCATGCAGACAACATTTAGATTTTAGAGATTACGAAATAGATTGGATTAAAAAAGATAATTCTCAAGTATTTACTGACATAGATCAGTTTACAAAACATGGCGTATTGAGATTGCTATACAGAGTGCGTCATAAAACTTTACAAGAAGGAGTGTAGCTAATGAGTACAGGTTATATTGCTGTGTGTGAACCTACTAATAATACGCTCGGTGTTATGGGTTTATTAGTATCGGACTTGCAAGAGGGCGAAACTAAAATTTCTTCAGAGCTATCAGAAAAAATTGTAGCAGGCAAGACTGATTACTCTTATCAATCTGTAGCAGAAGAAATTAATTTAACATTTGGTCGTATTCCTGGAGATAAAGGACAAGACCAATTTAAGAAAGCTATTAAAGAACGCAAACAAATCAAAGTTTGGTTAATTGAAAAGAAAAAAAGAGAAGATGGATATCATGCTGCATTTGGTTACACAGTTGTTGAAGAGTATGGTAATTCGTTTGACGATGAGGAAGATACAATTGAAGTAACAGTTAAAGTAAAATTTAACACTGCTGACGGTGTTTTCGAAGAATTGCCACCATCATGGTTAGATGCTTCAGTTGCTGGTACTACTGTTGAATTTGAAAAACCTGGTGAATACACAGGAGATTTGGAAGAACGTAAGTCAACTAGCAAGTCTTTTACAGTTAGCAATGTAGATGAGTCTGATTCAGAGTTGTAATAAGTTAAGGGGCATTGCGCCCCTATTTTTTTATATATGAAAAGTGAGGTTATCCATTAATGAGCGAACAAAATGTATTCCAAGCGGAAAAGTTTGAACCAATTACAGAATTAGAGATTAACGATATTACTTATAAAGCAAAAGGTACCTTTATGTTTGATATTCACGCCGAAAAGTACGCTAAAGAAGATTCAGAGGGGAATAAAGCATCGGGTTATCACCATATTATGCAAGGAATTCTAAACCGCAAGACTACTGCTATTGTTGAGTTTTGGGATTGCGCATTAGCCCACATTAAACAACGTCCATCTAAAGAAGATATCCAAGACGCCATTTTGAAAGTTATTGAAGAAAAAGACGGTACGATTGGATTGTTACAAGGTGCTATTCAAGTGTTGGGCGAATCGGGTTTTTTCAAGGAAGAGTTCAAGATGTTCTGGTTCCAAATGAATCAAGCGCCGAAGTTAGTCAAAGAAGAGGACAAAGAAGAGGCGAAGAACGCTCTTCCATTCATGAAAGCAACATACACAACTCTTACGGGCAAGGAACCTTACTAAATTATAGCGAAATCAGGATTAAAACAGCCCAATATTTAGGTTATATAAGCGCGGATGAGCTGTATTTAATGACCCCTAAAGAATGGCAAGATTGGATTAGGGGTGCTAGAGAACGTGAGTTAGATCAACTAGAATTCAATTTACATCAAGCGACTGCTAATGCAATGGCACAGAGCAAAAAAGGTGTTAAACCAATGCTTAAGCAGATTGCTAAAGCACGTGAGAATTTAGGCAAGAATGTTCAACAAATTAAACACGATAGAGATAAGATTATTGAACAACGTAAGTCATTAAGACAACGACAAATTGAAGAGGCTGATGCGTTATTCTTCAAAAAGAAAGGAGAGTAATATGGATACAAATTTTGTCGCGCGTATTAATGCGATAATCAATAACTTTGAACGTGGTGTACGTAAGGCTCAAAGATTAGCTAAAACAGCTGTGCCGAATGAAATCGAAACAGAAATTACCGCTAACACAAATAAGTTTCAAAGAGCATTAACAAAAGCAAAAGCAATGGCTCAAAAATGGCGAGAACATACAGTAGATATAGATGGTGATATTGGTCCTGTCAAAAGAGCTATTCTCACAACTAAAGCAATGTTAAAGGCTATTAGAAAGCATACAGTAAACATTGATGTAGATGTTAATAAATGGGATTTACTAAAAGCGAAAATGGTCGAAACATGGCATAACGGTGGACGTGCTTTAGGAGAATTTAGTGACAAGATGGACCATTTAGCTGGGCGTATCCGTTCATTTGGTACTGTGTTCAGCCAACAAATCAAAGGTATGGTTATAGCATCTTTTCAAGCGTTAATACCTGTAATTGCAGGATTAGTGCCAGCTATTATGGCTGTGGGTAATGCGTTAAAGGTTGTAACTGGTGGTGCAGTTGCTTTATCAGGAGCTTTAGCAATAGCGGCAGGTGGTTTTGTTGGGTTTGGTGCTATGGCTATTAGTGCATTAACTATGCTCAAAAATGGCACGCTACAAGCAACTAATGAGACAAGAGCTTATCAACGTGCTTTAGAAAGTGTTAAGGATACGTGGGCATCTATTATTAAACAAAATCAAGCTCAAATCTTCAATACAATGACCAATGGCTTAAATGCCGTTAAAGTTGCTCTACAAGGCTTAAATCCATTCTTTAGTGGTGTTGCATCACAAATGGAAAAAGCAAGCGCTAGCGTGCTTAAATGGGCTAAGACAAGCCAAGTTGCAAAACGTTTCTTTAAAGAAATTGGTACAACTGGTGTAGCTATATTTGGAGATTTATTGCGTGCAGGCGGTCAATTTGGCGCAGGTATGATAAGTATGTTTACACAATTGATGCCACTTTTCCGATGGTCATCACAATGGCTACGTAGAATAGGCGAAGATTTTAATAAATGGCTTAACAGTGCTAAAGGTCAAAACGCTATTAAACAGTTCATGGAGTATACAAAGACTAATCTACCTATAATCGGTAATATTTTTAAAAATACATTTGCTGGTATTAATAACTTACTTAAAGCCTTTGGGCAAAACTCTACCAATATATTCAAGTGGCTAGAAAAAATGACTGCTAAATTCCGTGAGTGGTCTGAAACGGTTGGTAAATCAGAAGGGTTTAAGAAGTTTGTGCAATATGTTCAAGAGAATGGCCCAGTGATCATGAAACTTATTGGAGATATAGTTAGAGTGTTGGTAGCGTTTGGTACTGCAATGGCACCAATAGCAAGTGCATTACTTAAAGTTATAGGTAAAATTGTAGAATTTACAGCCGCATTATTTGAAGCACACCCTAATGTAGCACGATTCTTTGGAATATTAACTATTCTAGGTGGTGCGTTTTGGGCATTAATGGCACCTATAATGTTTATTAGCTCAATTCTAGGCAATGTATTTGGTGTTTCGTTACTACAAGCCGGAAGATTTATTTTTGGTTTTGTTAAAAATGCAGGTATATTGAGGGGTGCTTTAAACTTACTCAAAGGCGCATTTATGCTACTTACTAAACCAATCGGACTAATTACAAGAGCGTTGCCATTATTAGGTGGAGCGTTAGCTGGAATATCTGCACCTGTGTGGATAGTGATAGGAGTTATAACAGCCTTAGTTGGTGTTATTGTGTGGTTGTGGAAAACAAATGAAGATTTTAGAACGGCAGTTATAAATGCCTGGAATATGCTACGGGACGGAATTGCAAACGCCATCGAAGGCATAAAGCAGTGGTTGACCGATTTATTTACAAAAGTGAATGAAACATTACAACCAATAATGCCAATCCTTCAGCAAATAGGGCAATTCGCCCAACAATTTTTAGGCGTCGTTTTTGTGACCGCTATAAATACACTAATCACTGTATTTGGTGGTTTGTGGACTATAGTTTCAGTAGTATTCACTGCAATAGGTACTATTATTTCTGCGACAATCCAATTAGTAGTTGGTCTTTTCACAGCATTTATTCAGTTTTTATCTGGCGACTTTTCAGGAGCATGGTTAACCTTACAAACAACAATTTCGAATGTTGGCCAAACTATTTGGGCAGGTATCCAATCAATTTGGTCTCAAATCGAACAATTTTTGTTCGACACTTACAGTAGGATTACTGGTAATACAGTGTCTAGTTGGTCTGAAATTTGGTCGAACACCACAAAATACGTAACACAAATTTGGAATTCCGTTTCAACTTGGTTCAGCGAAACAGTTGCTACAATTGGTTCTAAAATGTCCGAAGCTTACAACAGAATAGTTTCAGGTGGTAGTCAATGGGTTGAGTCTATAAGACAAGCGATGCATAATTTTTGGAATGCGGTAGTTCAGAAGTTTTGGGACGTCGTGGATTCTTGTAGAAAAGGAATGCAAGATGCAGTTGACACAATCCGTAACTTCTTCGGCAATTTTTCTGAAGTTGGACAATATCTAATGGAAGGTTTAGCTAATGGTATTAGTGCAGGCATTGGTTGGGTTGTTGATGCAGCAAGAGGTGTAGCAGAACGCGCTGTTAGTGCTGCTAAAAGCGTATTAGGAATACATTCCCCTTCTAAAGTATTTAAAGGTATCGGGCAATTCGTATCACAAGGATTAGGAATCGGTATAGCTGACCACGCTTACAAAGCGGTAGACGCTGTGAAGAATGTATCTAATCAAATGTTAAATGCGTTTGATGCTAACTTAGTTCCTTCAATGGACTTGAGTGGACTTAATAGTTCAATCGCTAGTGATTTGAACGGATTTATAACCGACGATGTACGTCATTCATTGCAAGAAAATAATAGACCTATTGTAAATATAGAAGTACGTAATGAAGGCGACTTAGATTACATTCATTCTGTAATTAAAGATAAGGACGCTAAAGAATATTACACATAGAAAGTGGGGTGATAACGCTTGATTTATAGAGATATTGAAATAATGAAAGATAATAAAACTTATAAATTGAGTGATAATCCTATTACTTTGAAAAGATTGAAAGTAAAAAGTTTTAATATAAGTGACATAGACAGAGAATTTGATTATGAAACTAAAGATATGTTGAGTGGTCGTTATGTTACAGATATTAAACAAACACTTAGAAAAGCAAGCTTAGTGATTGAGTATGATGTAGAAAAAATAGCACACGCCATACATTTAAGGACGCTACTAAACCAGTTGTTTAGTGGCGTTATTTATGTTAGGGAATTAGTTCCTTCACAAATAGAAATACCTTTTCAAAGTTTTGGGGAGCCTGATTATATAATTCCACTAGATTATGCAGATGGGTTACAAATACCGTTAGTTTTACTAAGTATCGGGGATTTCGATACCAATTTAACTACAGGAGAAGTTGAAGTTAATTTTGAAAGTTTTGGGATTCCATTTTTTGAAAGTATTGGCACAAGTTTAGATTTAGAAAAAAATATGACTTCTTCTTTATGGTCAGCAAATATGAATATACCTTTTGAAAAAAATGCCAACAGACAATACACCTTTGAAAAAGTTAATAAAGGGTCTATCTATTATTACGGCAACACAATGCACAATCAATTTGATATGCATTCAATTGTAACAATAGTAATAGGAGAAGCCACTAAAGAATTTATATGGAGTCTCTCTAAATCTGAATTGATGAAAATTGAAGGTATACAGCTAACTGAAGGTGATGTTATTAAGTATGATGGCATCCAGACTTATAAAAATGATAATCCTATTAATGAATACACAACGCTTGCACGTCCGGTATATTCTCCAGGAAAAAACGATTTTACAATCAACCAGACAGTTAAATCTATCGAATTTGATCTTAAATTTTATTACAAGTGAGTTGTTGAAATGCCTATTTTAATAAAAAACCATGTGGGTAAAGGGTTCCCTTTGAACGTAAGCACTACCCTTACCGAAAAGTTAAACGCTGATGGTAGTTTAGAATTTGAGATTATTGAAAATGATAATAATTACGATGTAATATCTAGCATCGGCAAGATGTGGACGGTTACCAAAGTTGCGGGTGATAATGATGAGCGAGAATATCGTATTACTATGATTGACAGAAGTATGAGAGGAAAGAAACAAGCAGTTAAAATAATTGCGGTTCAAAAAGAAATTGATGATTTAAAGATAAAGCGTGTGTATGAAAATTATACCGGTTCTTTTACAGCAGCAACGTATTTCGATGCTATTTTCAATAAAACGAATTATAAATATAAGTTACTTGTTAAAACTAACGCATTACATTGGGAAAATGCAGGTGATGGCGACACAGTGTTCGAAATGTTTCAAAAAGGTTTGGAACGTTATGGACTTGAATACAATTTTGAATCTAAAACAAACACTTTCTTTTTATCGTCATATTTCGAAAACAAAGCACCTTACTATATTTCTTCCGACTTAAATGCTAACGCAATTAAAATCGAAGAAGATGCAAGTGAGTTGCGTACGTATATTCGGGGGTATGGCAACTTTGAGGAAAATGACGATTTTAGAGAAGCTGCGTTACAAATGGAATATATACATCCACTTGCAGATGTTGTAGGTATACGTGAAGCTGACCCTATCATTAACCAAAAGATAACTGAAGAAGATACAATGAAACGTTATCTCGAATCGGAGATCAACTCCAGTTTCAAAACCTCTATCACATTAGATTTTCTAGTTTTAAAAACAATTTTTCCGGAAGCTATAGCAAAAATTGGTGATGTGATACCTATACACAGCAGAGAGCTTGCTATACACGAAGATGCTAGGATTATTGAAGTTAAAACGAAACGGGATATAAATAACAAAATTCTAAAACAAGACGTATTATTAGGTGACGTGAAAAGAGCTGAACGTTATCAAAAGAAAGTCAACCAAGCTGCCAATATGGCAAGTGGTTTAGGTGGCGATAATAGTGCCATAAAAACTATACGCACAATTACAAATAAAGTGAATTTAGCTAACACTGTTACTACGGAAGTTGCAAAATCCTCTAAATCTATAAGTTATTCAGAAAAAGGTATAAAAACGTCAAACAACGAAGGATACGTCACTTTTGGTGAAGGTAAGCTTACTGCTAGCGCGGACGGTAATACATTTACAGATGTTATTAACGGTACTGGAGTGCTTTCTCATGCATTGCCACTGGCGACGGAAGATAATAGAGGTGCTATAAATCCGGAGGAAAAAAAGAAATTAAACCAAATAGAGTATGACTCTATAAAGATCGTTGGTAATGATAAGAAGAAATATATTTTAACCGTTATTGATGGTAAATTAACAGTCAAGGAGTCGACGACTTAATGAAAAATATCAGATTAATTAAATATCTTAACGATATTTTTGGTGATAATTTTGTAAAACAAAATGAATCGAATTACACAATTATAGAAGATGCGATTAATTCTATATACAAAATTATAGATAAACACCAAAATACGGAAGATACATCTCACGATTCCAAGCAAATTAGACACGATTCTGTACGTTTAGATCAGTCGATGGATTATATTAATAAGCGTATTGATAATCAAGTTGTAGGTAGAATTGGGGATAATGCAGAATTAAGTGATTCGCGCGCTTCAATTGATGGTAAAAGTTTTGAAACTTTAGAACAAAGGTTACACTATGATTTAACAAAGATTGATAAAATCGCTAAATTTGCAGAAAATTTAACAAAAAAGCACGAAGAAGAAATTGAAGAATCGGCTTATTACGATGAAATAACTTATACAAGTGGTCGTAAATTTGACACATCTTACAAACTTGTTCATATTCCTCACAAAGATAAGGAAGGAAACCTTATTAAGTTAAAACGAGGAATTATTGGCGATGATAAAAGTCATCCAAGACCAATAACAGCAACCGAATTTGCAAAAAAATCTGGAGCAACATACGTATCAAACGCCTCAACTGGAAGTGGCTCACGTGTTATGTTACATGGTCAACAAATTTATGAAGGAGAAATATTAGATTCAGTTAAAGATTACGAACCGTTAAAAAACAGATGGACATTAGGTATTGCAGACGACAACACGCTTGCTGCATTCCATCCTACTGTGAGCGCAACCTCAATTAAAGAAAAAGGTTATAACAATACCGTAAGTGGATTCGGACCACTAATTGTAGACAGTAAAACTGTATATAATTCTGGAGATTACGATAAAAATTCAGAAGAATCTCATCCTCGCCAAGTTATTTGCCAACTAGCAAATAAAGACTTGGTGTTTTTTAGTTGCGACGGAAGAGTCAAAGCTCAAGGCCTTTACCAAAAGGGCATGACTTTGCCAGAAGTTATTCAAGTTTTACGTGAGCATTACGGGATGGGGGATAACAAAATTGTCTTTGCCTACAATATGGATGGTGGCGGTTCTACCTCGTCTGTTTTACGTGGTAGACGCTTAAACAAAGTTACAGATAACAATAATAAATCAGAACGTAAAACACTAGATTACTTATACGTCAGCAAAGAGAAAAAGCAGCCAAGGGATACAGACATACAGCTTATTCATGATGCAATTGGAGAAGTAAGACAAGATTTTTTATTCTTGTACGGATTGTATATGAATATCAACTCTATTAACAATAAAGAATTGATTTTAAATAACGGTGAAAAAGGATATGCAGGCATTGTGTTAAAAGATAGCAATGATAATCCGATGACCAAACTTTATTTAGATACTAGATTAGCTTTCTATAACTATAAAGATAAAAAATCTCACTTTGTAGCAGATAAGGAGATGATTTGGCATAATGACAGAATGCTAGGACGTCATTACAGCAACCCTGAACCAGTTTCAGATGCCAACAATATTCAATATGGTGGCGATTACCAAGTCTTGAGCAATGCTAAAGGGTCACCATACCCAAATATTTCGAGTGCTTTAGTCACGCACAAAAATATTGGTGCTAGAAAGTTTTCTGACGCTAGTTCAGCATTCCAAATAGCAGTACCTTTCATTAGATCTTCATCTGTTAAAGGTAAACGACGTACTTACACAAAAAAAGATGGTTGGTCTCAATGGTTCGAAATGTAATGAAGGGAGCATATTATGTATAACAAATTAGGTAATATTAAACTAGAAACAACTGCACATTACCAAAATCCAATTGATACTAAGTTGAAATTTTACAATACAGATACAGGTACGGCACAATTAGTTTTTCACATCACACGTAACAACTTTCCACTAGAAATTAGCGGTAAAAATACTCATTCGTTCATTATTTTAAAAACAAATGATGAGCATTATGTTGTTGATGATTTAGAATATATCGACCCTTTAAACGGCGTGGTAGCATATACTATCCCTAATGATTTTTTAGCAAAACCAGGAGAGGTAAGAGGTCAGTTATATATTAACGTCAGAGGTACAGAAGATGTAATAACCGAGGTCGATTTTAACTTTGTGATTGAAGATGCAGTTATCAACACAATACCTGTTATTGATAAAGTGAAAATTATTCGTACTTTTGCCGAATTACAAAAAAACGTACAAGTAACTATTGATGAAATTAAAGAACGATTAACCAATGGAGAACGTACAGTTAACCAAATTAAAGCTGTGCTAAATGATGGTTTAAGCCAAATCAATAACGCTAAAGCTGTTGCTACAGACCAATTAAACAATTTAAAACAAAGTGCTTTGAACGAGCTATCTTCTCAAAAAGAAAACTACATCAACGAAATCAATCAAACTTCTTCTCAAGCTGTTCAAAATGTGCAAGCACTAACACCTACCTCCACAAGTCAATGGCAAAAGTCTAAATTGACTAATGATAATGGTACATTGCCACAAATTTCGAACTTAGATTTCAATAGTCCTGATACGATATTAGGTGATAAAACACAAATGATTTATGTTTCTAATGCCATCAATCATCCGGGTGTAGCCAATGGGACGCTATTTCAAGAAGTAGTTACAACAAACTACAAGAGACTGACGTTTAAACCGAATGGGCAAAATAATGTGTTTATTAAAAGTAAAGACAACGGAGTGTGGAGCGGTTGGCAACAGTTATCAACAGAAGAAAGTAAAAATAAAGCAAAAACCATCGGCACACTAGGTAACGGAGAATATACAGACATACTAACGCTTAAAGCAGGTGTTTACGACTGTATTATTCCTAGTGATTATAGAAGTGTTAACGCACCTAATGTTGGAAGTTCCCTCCCTTATGTTGCCAACATAAGCGTATATGAAGGGAGTAGCGGAAGGAAAAAAATCAATTTAGTTAAAGTGAGTGACAATACTGAGTATAGAACAACCGTTGATACAGACGGAAGATTCAAAGGCTGGAAGAAAGTATATTCATACCCTGACAATCAAGAAGTCTTTAATGATACAGGTTGGATTGATTGGCAGTTAGAAAACGGTACCATTGATCGTTCAACGACAACGGGTGAAGGTAGTTTGTTTAAAAATCAATACAGAATTATTAAAATATTTGGTGTCACTTATGGTTATATACGATTTAATATAACGAACATTACTGACAGAACGATTGTAGGACGTATACCTGCAAAAATGGTACCTAAAGCACAAACCGGCCTTTTGAGAACTGGTTTATCACAATTTCCAATCACATTTACGATAGACATTGAAGGTAACATTCTTGTTTATGTTAACGCTAATGATAAATCAAGTTGGCAACCTGAAGGATATGCAATTGGGGAATATGAGTGGATTATTGACAACGAATACTTCGATGCACAAGCACCGACGTATATAGAAGGGGAATCGCCAGAGGATTTAAACATCGCTATCGAGAATGATTCTATTGACAATATTACTATCGATGCAGATGGAGATGAATTATTAATCGATGATGAATTGTCTGACGCTTCGTTGTCTGATGTTCTACCAGATTATGGAGAAGTATTAGATCAACCTAATGAGGAGGTGGAATAAATGGTCGAAATGTATTATGGGTACGAGGGTACACCTTATTTAGTCATGAATATAGAAGATTTAAATAATTTACCTTCAGATGTGACTAAAACACCGCCACCAAACGGTATTTATAGACCATTTTATTACGACTCGGAAAACGATACATGGCATGGCAGTGATGAATCAGAATTTTTGAGATCCGTTGAAGAAGAAAAAGAAGTTATACCTATTACTTCTAATGACGAAGTTATTTTGAGTCTAACTCAAAAAGTTGCTGAACAAGAGTTAAAAATTGATTCTCTCGAAAATACTATAGCCATGTTATTGCTGAAAAATGCTGAATTAGGAGATGATAATGATGTGGTATAACAATTTGAAATATTTGTATGACAAAGGACATTATACTAATACACAATTCGCTGTTTTTGTTAAAGCGAAATGGATAACTTCAGAAGAATATTTTAGTATAACCGGAGTAGAATACGCATAAAAGTAGGTGGTCGTTTTGCAAGACAAAAATGGACTAGATTTTTTTCAATCAGAATCTATCATGTGGCGTCTAGGTTTTGGATTTGTCAGTTTGGTACGGGGTAGTTATTGGGTGTTTAACGCTAGTCAAGCTAGTAGTGAAAGTGATTTGTATAATGCGATGCATAGTGTACTCCCACTGTCTTTTTGGGGGTTACCATTTATGTTTGCCGGTATCATACTAATCATTTCAGGTTTTTTAACCCCGTATTACCAAACCAACCGTAATTATCATCGTGTTACGTTTTGGGGGTATTTAATTGCTACCCCTTTCTACTATCTCTTTTCTGTTGCCGGCTTCAACAACGGTCTAAATATATTAACACCTTTAACCAATTTTGCCTTTGCAATTGTTTGCGGTTGTATAACTTATAAAACGTTTAAAATATTAAGGTTTATGAAGAAGGACGCAAAATGACTGAATTTTTAAAAGTAACAGATTACCTTAAGGATGAAACAAAAAGAGAAAGAGAAAAAAACGAAATACACAAGATGATTCATAATGTCGATGATAAACACGAAAAAAATCATTATGATTTAAAGTTAACTATTATGACTTTTATCGAATCACAAAAACCTTTGAACGATCATATGCAAGGCATACGTAAAGATTTGCAAGAAGTCAATGGAGTATTGCTCGAGTATGCTAAAAAAACAGATGACTTAACAAAAGATTTTGAAGTCATTAAAAATGCCGAAAATGAAGAAGTGCTATCAAGAAATAAATTACTTAGTCGAATTCTTATAGCGTCATTAGGTGCCGGCGGTGCAGTTCCAGTATTAATACAAATTTTTTTTAGATAATCAGTCGACGCTTTTGCGTCGGCTTTTTATTATGAAAGCGAGTTGATGTCATGGCGACAAAGCCTACAGCTAAGCAAGTTGAGAATTGGGCAAGGGAAATAGCGAGGGTGAAACGTACTATCGATGTGGATGGACGATACGGCGGGCAATGCTGGGATTTACCTGCATATATTACAATTAAATATTGGAATTATTGGCCACCTGGCAATGCAATTGCTTGGGGGTACAACAGGCTACCTACTGGATTTAAAAGATTTAGGAACACAGCATCTTTTGTTCCAAAACCAGGAGACTTTGCGGTATGGGGGACAGGGTCGTTTAATAACGGTGTAGGACACGTTGCTATTGTAGTTGGTCCTAGTAACAAAAATTATTTTACGAGTGTTGATCAAAATTGGTATACAGCAAACTGGTCAGGAAGTCCACCTTCTTTAATAAAACATAGCTATTACGGTATTTCTTGCTTTGTGAGACCTCCTTACAAAAAAGAAGCAAAACCTGTAACAACTGTTAGTAAACCTGTTAGCGCAACTACCTCCCCTACTAAAGAGCCTTTAAGAGAAAACGTAACTAATCCTTCTACAGAAGATACTAAACCTAAATATCGTACTATTAAAAAAGTAAAATACACCACCTATGATATAGAAGATTATAAACAAGATAGAATTTATCATACAGTCGTCACAGGAAAGAAACGTGAAGGTAAGCTGAAAGGGATAACTGTCAAAAACGCTAACTATATGAGGTCTGTAGTTCAGCTTTATAATGATAGAAACGAATACATTAAGACTAAAGATTATTCGCACTTTTACATTGACAGACATCACATTTGGGCGCCTAGACCAATAGAGTATGAAAAACCTGGAGATGAGAATAACGTTGTTATAGAAGTGTGTGGAGATTTAAATGATGTAAAAAATGACTTTATTATAAATGAAGTTGTAGCGATTGTATTCGGTGTAAATGTAATGTATGAACAAAAATTAAAAATCAAAGAAAGCAACATAAAAATAGATGATATTATTTGGCGATCATTAAAAGAACATGTAAATTTCGACCTAATAAAAGATGGTAAACCAACGCAAAAAGAGATACAAAAATTAGTAAAAGCAATATTACAACTTTATGTTGAAAAGGATAAAATATTAACTGATAAACCGAAAGATATTGTTACTACTAAAAAAATTAAATTAAAAAATGAAAAAGTTGTCACTAAGATTGATACGACTGACAAAAAAGAAGTTAAGCATACTACACAAATAGTGAACAAACCCAAAATTATTATACAAAAAAGCCCATACACATTTGAGCAAGCTCTTAATGCACAAATGGCGAGAGGACAACCTATGTTGTCGGTAAGTTGGGGGTGGGTACGTGCATCGCGTAGTCAAACGAGTAATGCGATGAATCCAAATAAAATTTGGAATAATACAACACAAAGGTACCAAATGCTCGATTTAGGTAAGTATCAAGGGGTGCCGGTCGCAAAATTAAATCAAATATTAAATGGTAAGGGTACGTTACACAATCAAGGTAAAGCATTTGCAAGCGCATGTAAGCAGTATAACTTGAATGAAATATATTTAATTGCCCATGCATTTTTAGAAAGTGGGTATGGAAAATCTAACTTTGCTAGTGGGCGTTATGGAATTTATAACTACTTCGGGATTGGCGCTTTTGATAGCAATCCAAATAACGCTATTACCTTCGCGCGTAATAAAGGTTGGACATCTCCGGCAAAAGGTATTATTGGCGGTGCAAAGTTTGTTAGAGAGGGTTATATAAACCAAGGTCAAAACACTTTATATAGAATTAGATGGAATCCAAAAGCCCCTGCAACACACCAATACGCTACAGCTATTGAATGGTGTCAACATCAAGCTACGACTATAGCTAAGTTATACAATCAAATTGGATTAAAAGGTATGTACTACGTAAGAGATCAATACAGATGAGGTGGTTAAGTGATTTATAAAAATAAAGATATTAAAGCGGAAATCAATGAGCAAGGCGTCGATATAGGGAATATTGACGCCAATTTTTATACCAAAGATTTAGGTACTGCCTCTATACGGATAAGTATTAATTGGAAAGGTTCAGTTTTAGACCTAAGCAAAACGACGTTAAAACCTAAATTAGATTTATTCTGTGAAGATGGTTCGATATTTGCTAATGAATCAGTAGAGATTGTTTCACAAGTAAACGGATTGATTCAATATAATATAAGTAAAGACGTGATTAAGCATGTTGGTAAGGTAACTGGTAAGTTATTCTTAACAGACGATGCTAATTCCATTCATGTAGTTACTTTTCACTTCAATATAAGTGATAGTGGAATTGATTCTGTTGTAACCAAAGAAGTGTCTGTAACATTAGTAGACGATACTGTCCGTCGCATCATCAAAGAGAACGCAATTCAACTACTAGGCGACGACTTCGAATCCCGCCTAAACACTGATGTCATCGAGCATTTAAATAGCAATCCTGATTTATTTAAGGGTGCTAAGGGAGATACTGGAGAAACTGGTCCACAAGGATTACAAGGCATTCAAGGAGATGAAGGCCCCAAGGGAGAACAAGGTCCTCCTGGCCCACAAGGATTAAAAGGGGATACTGGAGAACGTGGTTTAACTGGAGATACAGGTCCTAAGGGTGAACAAGGCATTCAAGGACCGCCTGGTCCTCAAGGTCCAAAAGGTCTCGATTTTGATCCAAGTACCTTTGAAATTAATGAAGGTGATGTAACGGTAAAAAATGGTCGTACTACCATTCAAGATAGCTATATAGACAAATTATTCAGCAACAAAGCTACAATTGACAAACTTAATTCTTTAGACATTTCAGCAAAGACAATAAAATCTAATGACAATCAAACATCAGTAAATGTTAAAGATGGCACTCTGGCTATGAGAAGGTCGGACGGCTCTACCAATTTATTTTTAGGGACTGATAATAATGTAAGGGTGGTATCTCCATCAGACGATAACTCTTTTAAAGATTTAGTGGCCAATGGTATTTATGCTGACTTTGTTCAAAATAATACTAACACAACATCTAGCAATTTGTATTTGCGAGCAAACGAAGAGGTGCGCGTTACCGCAAGTGGTTCTACATCATCTTATAAAAACATCAGAGCTAATGGATTTTTAGGTACATTCCTAGACGTTTCAGCAAATACTAACGCTAGCAACATGTATGTAAGACCAGCACCAGGTGGCGCATTATGTGTGACGCAACGTAACACTACAGATTCGTTTTTAGCAGTTAAAGCTTCGCAAGGCATCTGGACATCTTCTGAAAAGTACAAAGAAAACATTGTTGAATGGAATGACAATGTTCTTCAAAAGATTAAAAACACTAAACTTTATGAGTATGATTTGATATCTGAAAAAGACATCCCGAATAAAAAGAGGCATCACGGTGTAATTATAGAAAGAGAAACACCGAAAGAATGGGTCGTAGAAGACGGTGTCGATCAGTATGAGATGACAACGTGGTCGCTAAGGGCAATTCAAGAATTATTGGTTAAAATAGAATCAATGGAAAACCGAATTAAAGAGTTAGAGGCTTCGGAAAATGAACGGACAAGTTAATCTACAAGTGGATTAATCGTACAAATACAAAACAAAGATAATGAAACGTCTGACAATAATTGTTAGGCGTTTTTATTATGAGGAGATGAATTAAATGAATATAAACTGGAAATTACGGTTTCAAAACAAAGCGGTGCTTACTGGTTTGGTAGGTGCTGTTTTATTATTTATAAAACAAGTGACTGAATTATTTGGTTTTGATTTATCTACGCAACTTGAACAAATCAGTGGTATTATTGGTGCTATTTTGACTTTATTAGCAGGATTAGGCGTTATCACTGATCCTACTTCTAAAGGTGTATCTGATTCAGGTATTGTACAGACTTACCAACAACCACGTGACAGTACCAATCCTGATGAATTTGTGGAATGGCAAGGGGTTAATTCAGAGATGACGCCTGATAAATCAGAAAAGGAGCTTGTTACATTCGACACA